AATGGGCAGCAGAAGCCGGTTGACCAGATGCTCAACGAAATTTTAGACGTGGCTATACCAACGCCCGGGCAATCGTTATCAGAGGATGAAATCAAGGGCATCAACCAAGTTGCGGTGACGGAGGGGAATAATAGTTGAAGATAGTTATTGACTTGATCGCAAATTGTGGTAGATTGGTTTCCGAGATGCAGAACAACTCTAAAAATCAGCCCCGGCCACACGGCACCTTCCCGCAAGGGATTCTGCATCTCACGTGTGCGTCGGGGTTTTTTTATGAGGTGATATATGGCTAATGGATTTGGGAAATACTACCAAAAGGCTTTTACGGGTTCGATGTTCGGTGCTGGGGCTGACGTGTTTGCGCTGTGGGGCTACTGTATCGCTAACGCCATGCCGCCTGACGGTGTTCTGGAGTTAAACCCGATAGCCATATCGCCCATGCTTGGTATGAGTGTGGCAGCCGTAGAATCGGCGATTACGTATTTGAACGCATCCGATAAACGATCCCGATCACCAGACAAAAACGGTCGGCGCATAGTCCATCTTGACGGTTTTGAATATCAACTCGTGAATTTTGGGAAGTACCGGAACGGCATGGATCAAGAAAGCCTACGCATATATCACCGTGAAAAACAGCGTAAATACAGGGAAAAACATCAATGTAGCGCTACAATACTTGACAGTACCGCTATAATCCCACAAGCAGAAGTCAGAAGCAGAAGTCAGAAGCAGAAAGAGAAGATAGCCGTGACGGCAAAGCCGCCCCAGCCTCCACGCATTAAAATTGCAGGCAAGGATTGGCTGGAGTTGTTAAGACCAGATTGTATAAAACAAGGAATAGACTTGGATATCGAAATAATAAAAGCACAGCGATGGATAACCAATACGTCAGGACGGAAGTTCACGCAAAAGTTTTTCATAGGGTGGTTAAATCGGGCCGATAAAACAATACAAGGAGGATCAACCAATGGAAGCGACACAGATCGGCGAAGACGTGAAAAAGCTGGCAGGGAGTTTGATGAATCCAACACCCATGCGCCCGTTATTAAGTTCTGACGACTATGACCGGATGAAAAGCAGGTGGGCGCGACAGAAACAAGACGACGCCCAGCGCGAGGCGTGGAATAAGTCAAGAGTACCGGCTCGTTATCAAGCGGCCGTCGTCAGCGAAAACGGCGAATGGGACAAGCGTTTGATTTATTTATCAGAGCGGTTATTTCGTGGAACCATTTTTGCGCTTGTCGGGACGCGCGGGACCGGGAAAACGCATATGGCTGTGGAATGTATGCGCCAAGTATGCGATATGGGTCGCGGAATTTTGTATTGCACAGCGATGGAGGTTTTTATCGCCATCAAGGATTCATACCGGAAAGATTCAGAAACAACAGAGGACGGCGTTATCCGCCGCTATACCGCCCCGGAACTTCTCGTGATTGACGAGGCCCAGGAACGCGGCGAAACCAAATGGGAAGACCGGATGCTGACGGCTATTATTGACGGCCGGTATTCGCGCATGAAGGACACCATCCTGATTTCAAATCTTACGCGCAAGGCTTTTGAGGAAAGCATGGGGTCAAGCGTTGTGTCCCGAATGTCTGAGACGGGCGGAATAATTGAATGCAACTGGCCGTCATTTCGCGGGGTGGAAAAATGAGATTAGAATTTACCATAAAGTGCATCCCGCCGAAGTCCACGCACCAGGCCGCACTCCGTATCCTCAAACGCCCGGACGGTACGCAGTTTGTCGGCAAGTTTGCGACCAGCAAGGGCAAACATGCGCAGAACGAATTAATGATGCTGTTTACACCACACCGGCCGGCCGTGTCGTTCAAAGGCCCATTGCGCCTGAAAATAATATGGATGTACCCGTATCGGAAGGCGGAACCAAAGTCACGGCGGCAACCTTATAAGCCGTGTGACACACGCCCGGACGTTGACAACCTGGCGAAGTTTATTATGGACATTATGACGCGCCTTGGATTCTACGGCGACGACGGGCAGGTATCGGAATTGCGGTTCATCAAATGCTGGAACAAGGAAACCGGAATTGCGGTCACGCTGGAGGAATTAACATGACCGCCCCGCGCGACCACGAATTTTTTGAACAAGTTGACGACAGCCCACGCCGCCGGAAGTTGGAGGATGTATTTTGGCAACTGAGCGACGAGGATATTGCGGCGTGGGAACGTCATTGGGCGGAACGTGAACGCGAGAACGGGGAGGGAAGATGAATGAGCGTTAAAATAATACAAGGCGATTGCATGACTGTTCTCAAGACTCTGCCAGACAATTCCGTGGACTCAATAGTAACCGACCCGCCCTATGGAATTTCCTTTATGGGCAAGCACTGGGATTACAACGTGCCGAAGGTTGAGGTATGGCAAGAGGCGTTGCGGGTGCTGAAGCCCGGCGGCCACGCCCTGATAGCCTGCGGCACACGGACGCAACACCGGATGGCGGTGAACATCGAGGATGCAGGTTTTGAGATACGGGATATCGTGGGCTGGATTTATGGGAGCGGGTTTCCGAAGTCGCTGAATATTGGCAAGGCGGTGGATAAGTTGCAAGGGAATGAACGGGAAGTTGTCGGAGATAATCCCAACGCAAGAAGTTCACACGGAACCAACCCATTATCAATGCAATGTTCGCCCAATTCAATCGAGCATAAAAATACCAAGGGCAACTCCGAATGGGAAGGCTACGGCACCGCCCTAAAACCCGCCATGGAACTCTGGACGCTTGCTCGCAAGCCGCTGTCCGAGCCGACGGTAGCCGCCAACGTACTCAAATGGAGTACAGGCGGGATTAATATAGATGATTGTCGGGTGGAGTATAATGATGGAACAACACCAGAACAGATACTAAAGAAGTATACTGGAAATAATGAAAACAACGATAGTGTAACTAACAACTTCGGTGTTGGTGAAATTAAAAGCACAAATACTAAAAGCACACTTCAAGGCAGATTCCCCGCAAACCTAATCCACGACGGGAGCGACGAGGTGGTGAAGGGGTTTCCAGATAGTAAGACATCGGCAAGTAAGCCGTGTGATTGTAGAACAGACGGAGCAACATCATTTGATGCTATGCGAGGTAATAGACCAGCAAGAGGGTATGACGAAAATGGCTCCGCCGCCCGGTTCTTCTACTGCGCCAAAAGTTCCAAAAGTGAAAGGAATTTAGGGCTTGACGGTTACCTAACCGTAAAGTATAGTATTAGCAAAGGAGAAATACTATGCAAAGAAGAAATTACGGTAGCGGTTCAATTACTCGAAAGGGCTATGTCAGATTTGGGTCTAATGAGTTTCAGCATAGACGAGTCTGGAGAAAGCATAATGGCCCTGTTCCCCAAGGATTCTTTATCCATCATCTTAACGGAAATAAACAGGATAATAGAATTGAAAACCTTACAATCATTGACGCTCTCGCCCATAAACGAATCCATAGCGGGTGTGAGTTGCGAAAAGGTCAATGGTGGAAACCTTGCCGAAAGTGCGGTAAAATGCAACCAGTCAAAACGGGATATTACAAAAGAACAACAAGCGGAATTAGCCCGTGGTGCAAACGGTGTTGCGTTAAAAATGCTGTCTTTAATAAAAGACGCCGCAAGCAGGAAGCCATTAACCAACATCCATAGCACCGTCAAACCCATCGCCCTCATGCGCTATCTATGCCGCCTAATCACTCCGCCGCAGGGAACGATACTGGACTGTTTTGCGGGTTCAGGCTCAACGGGTATCGCTGCCAAGCTCGAAGGTTTTGGCTTCATCGGCATTGAGCGTGAGGCGGAATACTGCCGGATTGCGGAGGCGCGGATTGAATCGTGGAAACCAGACGCACAGGAAGTATTAGCATTATAATGCCCTCGCCCGCATAGCCCGCGAGGGGAAAGGAATACATGAGAAACGGCTATGATTTACGCAAATGGCAATCGTGGAAAAATATATGGCAGGATTTGAAGGGCGGACACTTCTACTGGAAATATATTATCGAGGACACATTTAACTAACCGCCGCCGGGCGTGA